CCGAGTGCGAGGACCGCGCCGGCGTCTCGCGCGCGTGTCTCCATAACGAAATGAGAAAGGGTGAGCGGTAATGGGTCGCCCGCGATTGCCGACGAAGGTCCTGACGATGCGCGGCTCGTTCGAGAAACATCCTGAGCGCAAGAAGGCGCGCGAGGGTGAGCCGGAGGTGTCGCGCGGCATCGGCGATCCCCCGAAGCAGCTCAACGAGGCGGAGCAGGCGCGGTGGGCGGAGATTCGGGACTGGGCGCCGTGGCTCACGATCGCGGATCGCCCGCTGCTCGAGCAGACCGTGCGGCTGTGGATGTTGGACCGCAGTGGCAAGGCGACGGCGGCGGACTCGAAGTTGTTTCAGTCGAACCTCACACGGCTGGGGATGACGCCGGCCGATCGGTCCCGAGTGAAGGTGGCAGATGCCCCGAAGCGTGAAAGCAAGCTCGCCCAGCTCCTCAAGCGCCCCGCGTAAGCGGCGCAAGGCGGGGACGCCGCGCCGGCCCGATCCGGGTCTGCGCGCCACCGCGTTTTTCGGGGAACTGCGGCACACGAAGGGCGAGTGGGCGGGGCAACAGTTCTGGGAAGCCTACGCGCCGCAGTGGCAGGTGGACTTGGTGCGCCAGGTGTTCGGGACGCTGCGGCCGGATGGGACGCGGCAGTATCGGCGCGTCTACATCGAGGTGCCGCGCAAGAATGGGAAGTCCACGCTGGCGGCGGCGTTCGCGCTGTATCTGCTCTACCTGGATGGGGAGCCTGGGGCCGAGGTCTACTCGTGTGCCGCCGATCGCGACCAGGCGGCCATCGTGTTCGAGCAGGCGAAGGCGATGGTCGAGGCGAGCCCCGAATTGCTGGCCATCTCGGAGATCTACCGCCGGTCGATCGTGGTGCCGGGCACGGGCTCGAGCTACAAGGTGCTGTCGGCGGATGCGCCCACGAAGCACGGCCTGCACGCCCACGCGGTCATCTTCGACGAGCTGCACGCGCAGCCGAACCGCGAACTCTGGGACGTGCTCACGACCTCGACGGGCGCGCGGCGGCAACCGCTCGTCATCGCCATCACGACGGCCGGCTACGACCGGCACTCGATCTGCTGGGAGCTGCACGACTATGCGATCAAGGTGCGGGACGGGGTGATTCAGGACGACAGTTTCCTGCCCGTCATCTTCGCCGCGGATCCCGAGGCCGACTGGACGGCCGAGGCGACCTGGAAGGCGGCGAACCCCTGCTACGGGGTGACGGTGAAGGCCGAGTACCTGGCCGCCGAGTGTGCCCGCGCACAAGAGTCCCCGGCCTACCAGAACACCTTCCGGCGGCTCCACCTCTCGCAGTGGACGGAGCAAGCGGAACGGTGGATCGACCTGGCGCTGTGGGATGCGAACGCCGGCGTGGTCAATCGGGCCGCCCTGGCGGGGCAGCCGTGCTGGATGGGCCTGGACCTCTCCACGACCACCGACCTCACGGCGGCCGTGCTGGTGTTCAAGGGGCCGGAGGGGTTCATCTGCCTGCCCCACTTCTGGCTGCCCGAGGAGTCGCTGGAGAAGCGTGTCCGGCGGGACCGGGTGCCCTACGACGTGTGGGCGCGGGACGGGCTGCTCGAGGTCACCCCCGGCAACGTCGTGGACTACCACTACGTCCGGGAACGGATTCGGCTGCTCGGGAAGGAGTTCCGGGTCAAGGAGGTCGCCATTGATCCGTGGAACGCGACCCAACTCGCCCAGCAGTTGCAGGACGATCGCTTCACGGTGGTCGAGATGCGGCAGGGCTTCGCCTCCCTGTCGGCGCCGACGAAGGAACTGATGACGGTATTGCTGGGACATCGGATGGCGCATGGGGGGCACCCGGTGCTCCGCTGGATGGCGGCGAACGTGACGGTGAAACAGGACCCCGCCGGCAACCTGAAGCCGGACAAGGAACGCAGCCAGGAGCGGATCGACGGGATCGTCGCGCTCATCATGGCGCTCGGCCGGGCGATGGCGAGCCCACAAGGGGGCAGTGTCTATGACACCCGCGACCCGATTGTCCTGGGCTGACCGTTTCTGGGGCTGGCTCGCCACCCGGCTCGAGCGGCGCACTAGCACGCCCGCGAACCCCGAGGCGTGGCTCGTGGACCTGTTCCAGGGCCGCCAGGCCGTGTCGGGGCCGCGCGTGTCGGAATCGACCGCCCTGTCGTGGACGGCACTCGCGGCGGGGGTGCGCTACCTCGCCGAGACGATGGCAATGCTGCCGATTCACGTCTACGAGCGCACTGGCCGCGATGGGCGCACGAAGCGCCAACTCCCCTCCGGCCACCCCTTGGTTCGGTTGCTCACCGACGAGCCGAACGAGGAGCAGACGCCGTTCGAGGTGATGGAGTTGATGCAGACGCATTGCGTGCTGTTCGGCAATGCCTACGCGCAGATCGTGTTCGATGGGGGCGGGATTCCGCGGGAGTTATGGCCCTTGAACCCCGACCGGGTCCAGCTCAAGCGCAACCGCCTGGGCCGCCTCGAATACTGGGTGAGCCTGCCGTCCGACGAACTCGGCGGGGTCGCCGGAATGACCGTGCTGCCCGCGGATCAGGTGCTCCATGTCCGGGGATTCTCGCGCTGGGGTTTGATCGGCGAGCGCATCAGCGCCGTCTTTCGGGAAGCGATTGGGCTGGGCCTCGCGACTGAGGAATTCGCCGCTCGGTTCTTCGGGCAGGGCCTGTCGCCCGCCGGGATGCTCCAGCATCCGGGGCAACTCTCGAAAGAGGCGCAGGACCGGTTGCGGCTCGCCATCCAAAACCAGGTGGGCGGCATCGACAAGGCCCACCGGCTACTCATCCTCGAGGAGGGGATGAAGTGGCAGCAGACGATGGTCGAGCCGGAGAAGGCGCAATTCCTGGAGTTGCGCCAGTTCCAGGTGACCGAGGCGTCGCGCATTCTGCGGATTCCGCCCCACATGCTGTACGACCTGACGCGGAGCACGTTCTCGAACATCGAGCACCAGGGGCTCGAGCTCGTCACGTACACCGTGCTGCCGTGGGCGGTGCGTTGGGAGCAGCGGCTCGACAAGCACCTCGTCTCGGTGCGCTCGCGCAATACGCAGTTCGTCAAGTTCAACATGGCGGCGTTGCTGCGTGGCGATGTGGCGAGCCGGTACAACGCCTACCAGACCGGCCGGCAGGGCGGCTGGTTGAGCGTGAACGACATCCGTGCGCTGGAGGACATGAACCCGGTCGAGGGCGGGGACACCTACCTCGAGCCGGTAAACATGCGCCCGCTGGGATCGGGTGAGGAGATGCCCGTGACCGCGCCTGCGGCGCTACCGCGGCCCCCGGAGGACGATATGGACGACATGGAACCCGAGGCGATGGAGGACGCGGCATGACGTGGCGACGCCAGGATGTGCTGACTTGTGATGTCTGCGGACGGGAGATTGTCTACGAGCGCCCAACTCTCGCCCCGCCGCCGCCGTGCTGACACTCTTATGCGAGGCCCTCGGCGTGTTTGTGCACCGTGAATCTATTGAGTACGCTCTCAGACAATGGATGAAGGACAATCCAATTTTCAATGAGAGCGGCGAGCTGATGCGATTCACGGATGGCAAACCCGTGGCGTTGGTTCACGCTGAAATCTTGGTGGCGATAGCAGAACTACGGCTGGGGCCATTCAGGTGAGTGCCCATGACGGTTACAAGTTCGGTCGAAAGAATAACTCGCGCCGCCGGGTCTGGAATGAGGCGACTCACCGTCTGACACGTCCAGCGCGAGAGGCCGTGGCGCTGTACCTCGCTGGCAGCGATGACCTCGACCGGGCGGTCGCATGTCCGCCGTGGCACCCGAACAACCTGGTGCCAGTGAATCGTGACCGCACGGTGATTCGGGCACTCCGCGCAAGCGGGACGTTGGCGCTCCATGAAATGCCGCTTTCATGGGCGGTGGGGCATTGGCCCTCGCACACGCCGATTGATTTCGTGTGGGCCGACTTCACGGGCGGACTGACGGATTCGGCGAATGCGCTCGTCGAATCGGCACTAATGAGTGCTGCGGTGGGTCCGTGGACCACGATCGCGGTGGCGATGTTGCGGGGGCGTGAATCCGGGGCCGACGGGGAACTGCTGCGGGGGGCCAAAGAGCTCGCGGCGTTCACGCGCCAAACCGCGGAGCCGCAAACGCACCGCGGTGAGTTATGGTGGGACCTCGCCGTCGCCAGGGTTCTCATGTTGTGCAAGCGCCCCGATATGGGGTACTTCTGGTTTTTCCGCCACACGGTGCGCACGGTGCACTGGAGCTACCAGAGCGACAAGGCGAACGGGATGCAGATGTTCGATGTCTCAGTGGGGACGTGGCCGTTTCCATCTCTCAGTGTCCCGACCCCAATATCGAAGCACAACGTCCCAGGGAAGATTGCTGCGTTCCTCGCGCACAGGAGTCGTCGATGACGACGAAGAAGCCGAACCCGATCGACAAGCTGCGGAAGGCGCTGCCGGAGCGCGAGCGCCGCTACGTCCCGGTGGACATCGGCGCCCGCGTCGAGTATCGGGCATCGGATGACGGCACGCCCCGCCTCGGCATGTTCGTGCCATTCAACTCGGACTCGCTCGACCTGGGCGGATTCACCGAACAGATCGCACCGGGCGCGTTCGCCCGCACCATCAAGAACGGCGCCCGCTCCCGCGGGAACGGCGACATCATCGCCCTCTGGAACCATGACCCGCTCTGGGTCCTCGGGCGACAGGCCAACGACACGCTCGAACTCCGGGAGTCGGGCGAGGGACTCGAGGGACTGGTGGCACTCGACGCGACCGACGGGATGCATCAGCACTTCGCTGCCCGCGTCAAGCGGGGCGACGTGCAGGGCTCGTCGTTCGGGTTCCAGACGGTCAAGGACGAGTGGGAGCACCACGATGACGGCACAATCCACCGGACGCTGCTCGAGGTGAAGTTGTTCGACGTGTCCCCGGTGACGTTCCCGGCCTATCCGGCGAGCGATGCCGAGGCCCGGGCGGCGGCCATTCGACCGGCGGCGGTGACGCTCGCCCGGGCGGGGATGGACCTGGGTGAACTGGCCGATGTCCTGACCAGTGCCGGAGCGCACACGCAGGTGCCCCAAGACCGGGCCGCGGAACTGCAGGACTGGGTCGCTCGGCTGCAGGGATTCGTGCCGGCCGCGCCGGTGCCGGAACGGGACTGGGAGTTGATTCTCACCCTGCGTGAACGGCGGCTGGGCATCCGGCGCGAGGCTTGACGGAGAGTCAGCCGGAGGGTTAGGTTTCCCCGCAGTACAACATAGCGGCGCTTTCGGCCCGCTGAGGCTCCGAGCACCCGCGTAAGCGGCCCGCTCGTCACAGCACCCGAGAATCGACGCATCGTCCCACGACCGTGGGGGATGCTCGCGTCTCGGGTGTTTTGCGTTTCTGGGAGGAACCGCGGATGAACAGCAAGGAACTGCGGCAGCGACTCGGCGAGCTGACCGACGCCTCGCGCAAGATCATCGACCGCGCGCACAGCGAGAAGCGCGCCCGTTCGGCAGAGGAGGAGGCCGAGCTGGGCCGCCTCGACGCCGACCTCGACCAGGTCGAGCGGGACATCGACGTCGTCGAGAAGCAGGAGGCCCGCGAGGCCCGGCTCGCGCAGCCGCAGACCCGCGCCATCCGGCCCGGCATCGGCGCCCCGGTGGGCGAGGACGAGGCCGAGGAACAGCGCGCCGCCGTCGAGAAGACCTTCCGCGAGCGGTTCGGTCGCATGGGCCAGCACATCGCCCGTCGGATGCTCGGTAACGCGATCGCGACGAAGGCATACCGCAAGGCGTTCGACACCTGGTTCGTGGCCCCGCGGGGCACGGGCGTCTCGACGCTTACGCCCGAGGAACAGCGCGCCCTGTCGGTCGGCGTGGCCGCCGAGGGCGGCTACACGGTGCCGCAGGAGGAGTTCATCGCCGAGCTGATCAAGGAGGTGGACAACCAGTCCGTCATCCGCGGCATCTCGCGCACCTTCCAGGTGCCGATGGCGCAGTCGCTGGGCGCCCCGACCCTCTCGGCCGATCCGTCCGACCCGTCGTGGACGACCGAGTTGTCCATCGGGTCCGAGGACTCCACGATGGCCTTCGGCAAGCGGGAGCTGCACCCCTGGCCGCTCGCCAAGTACATCAAGGTGTCCGACAAACTCCTGCGGGCGTCGCCGCTCGGCATGGAGACGATCGTGCGCGACCGGCTCGCCTACAAGGTCGCGACGGCCGAGAGCACGGCGTTTAACACCGGCTCTGGCGCGAACGAGCCCCTCGGGATCTACACGACCTCGACGGACGGCATCCCGGTCGGCCGGGACGTGGACATCTCGACCTCGAACGCCTTCGACGCCGACAAGCTGATCGGCGCGCGGTTCACGCTGCGGCAGGGCTACTGGCCGAACGCGCGGTGGCACTTCCACCGCAACATCCTGGCGGCATTCCGCAAGCTCAAGACCACGGACAACTACCTGTGGCAGCCTGGGCTGACGGTGGGCGCCCCGAACACGCTGCTCGACTTCCCGTACTCGGTGGACGAGTACGCGCCATCCGACTCGACGCCGACGGCCGCGCGCTGCGCGATCCTCGGCGACTTCTCGAACTACTGGATCGTGGACGCCCTGAGCGTGCGGGTCCAGCGGCTCGACGAGTTGTTCGCGCTGACGAACCAGGTCGGCTTCGTCGTGCGGCTCGAGGCCGACGCGGCCCCGGTGCTGGGCGACGCCTTCGTGGCCTGCACGGCGACGGTCACCTGAGCCATCGGTGACCGACCCGACCACCTTCACCCTGTGGGAGAGCTGACCATGAAGCGGATGCAGAGCCTGTTCCTGACGGTGGCGCTGATCGGGGCCCTCACGGCCTGGCTCACCGCCACCGGTCCTCGGTCGGACTACGAGTACCTACAGCGGGGCGAACTGGCGTCGATGATCGACGGCAGTGTCAACCTGCCGATCAAGTCGCGCGCCAATGCGGCCGACTCCGGCACGGCGGTGGACATCGCCAACTACTCGGCGGTGGCGGGCGTCGTGGCGACGGGCCAGGTGGACATCACCACCGGCGCCAAGTACGTCGTCCTGCAGGACTCGACGCCGGGAGTCGCGGCTTGGGTCAACCAGGACTCGGTCGCCGTGGACTCGACGGATGGCAAGTATTACGACGTGAACTACAAGGGCAGCCGGCGGTATGTGCGGCTGCTGCAGCGGGCGTCGGGCGCGGCGGGCGACACCATCCAGACGGTCGGGCTGATCGTTCGCAGCGGTCGCCGGGCGCGGTAGGGCAGGCGGCGCCATGCGCGTCCGCCTGTGGCAGGATTGGGGAGATGAACGGCACCCGTGGGCGCCGGCCGGGATCTGTCGTGACGTAGACGACGCCACCGGCTGGCGCCTCGTGTTTGCGGGAGTGGCCGAGCCAATACCAGCGCCGGTGGAGTTCGCGACGATGGCGGATCCCCGGGACCGGGCGGTCACCCCCCGACAGCGGAAACGGAAACGGAGCACGCGGCGATGAGGCCACGGATGACCCTCGTCACGGGTCCCACGGTGGAGCCGGTGTCGGTGTCCGAGATGAAGGACGACCGGCGGATCACGGACGACCCCGAGGACGCGCTCTGCGATTTGTACCTGAGCGCGGCCCGGCGGGCCATCGAGTTGCGGACGGGCCTCGCGCTGGTCACCCAGACGTGGGAGGCGGCCTATGACTGCTGGCCCACGGCGACGGACCTGAACCCCTGGGGTGGGTTCGTGGTGCCGCGCCCGCCGCTCCAGAGCGTCACGTCCATCAAGTACATCGATGGGGACGGTGTGGAGCAGACCCTGGCCGCGACCGAGTACACGGTGAATACGCGGGCGTTCCCCGGTGAGATCGTGCTGGCGTATGGCAAGAGTTGGCCCACCATTCGCGCGGTGCCGAATGCCATCGTCATCCGCTTTGTCGCGGGATTCGGTGCCACCCCTGAGAGCGTCCCGGAGACGCTGCGGGACGCCATTCGGCTCGAGGCGGCGGACCGCTACGTCTATCGGACGGACCTCCAGCAGGACGCGTTGGTCAGCCGCGGGGCGGTGCAGCGGCTCCTGGCGAACGAGATGGCCTACGTCGTATGAGGGCGGGCTTCGAGGCGCAGGACCAGCGGTTCACGCTTGAGGATCCGGGCCAGACGGTGGGCGGGTGGGGTGATGCGACGCCGGCCTACACGACCCGGGCGACGCCCTGGGGGAAGCTGGAGCAACTGTCGGGCGTCAACCGCGGTGGGGTCGTGGCTGAGGCCACGCATCGCATCACCTTGTGGCAGTGCCGCACCGAGTTCGACGTGCGGTGGCGCGTCGGGGTCGTGGGGACGACACGGAAGTTCGACATCCTGAGCCGGGACGCGGATACCCGGCAACATGAGCGGGTCGTATTCGCACGCGAGGTGTTGCAGTAATGGCCGAAATCGTCATCGAGAACCTGGGCCAATTGCGCCAGACCATGGACGCCGCACGGTGGTTTGCGGCCATCCGACGGGCCGCCCCACGCGCCTTGGTGCCGCTCACGGTGGCGCTGCGCCAGACGGCCCCGCGTCCACAGGTACGGCGCCGGCCGGGAACCGCGCGGCTCGGGGACCGCTTCGACGTGGCGTTCGTGGAGGACGTGCAGCAGGGACTCGTGAAGGGCGTGTCGGTGGCGATTGCCGCCCGAGTGCCCTACGCCAGCCCCGTCGCGAGTGGGCACCGCATCGTGCCGCGTGGTCCTAGTCGGTCTCGACTGGGACCAGCAAGACGGGTACGAACCGGCCAACGCAACCGAGCCGGGCGCGCCATCACTGAGTTGGACCGCCGAACTCGGCGTGGCGTCCTGCGGCGAGAACTCCAAGTCCGTCGCGCCCAAGCCGCGTTTGGGGTGTTCGGCCGCGTCCCCGGCAACCCGTTCGTCACGACCGCCGTGGCGCAGGCCCGTGGGCAGGTGCTGGCCCTCATCCAGAAACTCGTCGCGCAGGAGCTGCGCCTGGGGGCGGCGTGATCACCGACACCGTGGACCAGGTCTGGCTGATGACCAACGACTGGTTCCCGGTGGACATGCAGATGTTGGCGTCGCTCTACAACGTCCCGATGACGACCACCGCCACGGTCATCAAGCGGCAGTCGGTCGAGACGGCCCTGGCCGAAGGGGCGACCATCCCGGTGCTGGGCATCGTGGCCTTGCGCTGCACGACGAACGCGAAGGACCAGGGTAAGCGGGACAGCCTGACGACGGTGGAGTGGGACTACTACGCCGAGGCCGCCACGGTGGCAAGTCTGGGCGTGCTGCAAAAGCAGGTGGAACTGGCCGCGCAGGCCATCCTGTACACGATCGACCGGCTCGCGGGCTCGGGGTTGCAGGTGTTTGGGGGCGGCGATCTGCCGGGCAGCGTCGAGGTCACGGTCACGGAGGGTGTCAATGAAGGCGAAGCACCCCGCTACTGGAGACGAGCCGTTGTCACCGCTCCCATCTGGCAGCGAGAGAACATCAACTGAGCGGCCCCGTGCGGCAGCCCCCGGTGGCGGCCTCCAAGGTGGCGTGTACATCGACGGGATGCGAGTCGAGGGGCCGGGCCTCGAGTCGTCCGTGATCGAACTGGAGTAACCCATGCCGGAAGTCCTGCGACTGGATGGCCTCACCGCCAAGATTCAGCCCACCTCAGGCACGGATTCGGTGCCGGCGGTCGGGACGGACGGCGTCCGGCTCGCCCGGCGCCTGTGGTCCTCGATCAGCATCGACTACGAGTGGGAGAACATGCGGAACGAGGCGGCCTCGGGGTCCATCTTCCCCCTGAAGCCCGCCATCCCGCGCGGGCGCAATGTCACGCTGGACATCTTCTGGGAGGCGAAGGGGGCGGGCGTGGACGCCGTGGTCGAGGCGGCCCCCCTGCTCCGTGCCTGCGGCATGGCCGAGACGGACGGCACCCAGCTCTTTAGCTACACGTTCGCCTCATCGTCGCACGAAATGGCGTCCATCTACGCCTACGCGGGCGGCAAGCGGTTCCAGGTCATCGACTGCCGCGGCCGGTGGCGCTGGCCGATGTCGGTAGGCGAACACTGCATCATGCAATTTACGATGCGGGGCGTGATGCTCGTGGAACCGGCGACGGCCTCCCTGCCGGCCATCACCTACGACACGACCGACCCCATCGCCTGCGTCAATACGGCGCTGACCATCAACGGGAGCACGTTCCCGGAGTGGCAGTCGGCCACGTTCGACCCCGTCGGCAATGACCTCCAACTCCTCGCCTCGGGCAACGCGGCAGGCGGCGGCAACCTCATCGATGGCATCGCGGGCTTCGACTTCGCGGACGTGGACCCGAGCTTCGAGTTGTCGCTGCGGGCCCCGGTGCTCGCGACCTATGACCCCTACGCGCTGCTCAAGGCGCGGACGACCCAGGCCATGCTGATCACCTGGGGGACGACGCAGTTCAACCGGATCAAGCTGGTGGCGCCGACGAACGTGTGTCTCAAGCGGATCCGGCACGCGGACTCGGAAGGGTTCGCCAACATGGTGCTCGAGTACTTCGTGGAGGGCTTCACCCTCCAGACCGACTAGACCGCCCCACCCGGGCGCGCTCGGTCCACGGCGCCCGGCCTGTCGCTCCTCGCTGGACCCTCCGGCGGCGTCCCCCAGCGGCGCCGCCACCATCCCCTGACGATTCACCAACGCTGGGAGACGTATGTCCGACACGCACCTGCAAGCCGCGCATCTCAAGGTCACCATCCGCCTCGCCAACGGCGAGGAGGTAAGTGGCCGGCCCATCCTGTATCCGGACGCGATGCGTCTCCTCGCGCTGCGGGACGCCTACCTCGAAGGGGGCGCGTTCACGACCTCGCTCAAGCCGATGCTCAACGAGTTCCACGAGTTGACCGGCATCCCCGCGTCGGCGTTCTACGGGTTGACCATCGGGGAGGTCAACGATGCGGTCGCCGGTTTTTTCGGCTGGAGGCGGCCGACGGGGAACGGCGCCCAGTTCACGGGGACGGACGCCACCACGGCCCCGAGTGGAGCGTGATGGACCTCGTGGCCGAGTACGCGCATGCCTACGGGGGTGCCCCGCGCCCCGATCAGACCTGGCACGAGGTCGTGGCGCTGGCGCTCCGGGCGAGCCGGTTCGACGCCCGGCTGCGGATGGCCGTGCGGGACGGGACGATTCTGGCCCAACCGGCGGGAGAGAAGTATGACGCCCTCCAGCAGATCCAGCGCGCCCGCGTGAGCCGCATGGCCTACCCGTTTGATGAGGACTGATGGCCTTCTTTGACGTTGTTGCTCGGTTCCTGTTTGCTGATGGGGGCCTCTCGGCCGGGCTCGCCAAGGCCAACGCGCAGATCGCGGGGTTCGCGAAGGCGACGCCCAACGCGCGCCAGGGCCTTAAGGGCCTTGAGCTCGGCATGCGGCAAGCGGCCGTCCAAGCCATTGGCTTGTCCGGGCCGATGGGCAACGTCGCGAGTAGCCTCGTCCGGATCGGTGGGGGCTCGGCGCTCATCCTCGGCGCGGCGGCGGGCATCGGGCTGATTGGCGGCGCCTACCGACTCGCGTCGAATGAAGCGAATCGGTTTGTCGAGGAGAACGAGAAGGCCGCGGAGAGCTTCCGGCGCATCGCGGCAGCCGGATCGGCACTGACGACGCTCGGCCAACAGCTTCGCGAAGCCCGCGGAGAACTCAGCGTCACCGAACAGCGGCTCGAGCATGTCCGCGACTTCCGCGGAGGCATGTTCGCGGGCGCTGGGGTCATCGCTGGCCTGTTCGGCCCGTCGCGTGATGTCGAAGAAATTCGGTTACAGCAACTGCAAGCCACGCAGCGGAACACCGTCTTGCAGGCGAGCAGGCAGTGGGAAGATGCGGTCGCCGAGGCAATCAAGAAGGGCACGAAAAAGGGCCTCGAGGAAGGCGGCCCGTTGTGGGACCAGGCCATCGCGCGGCTCGAGCAGCGCCTGTTCCAGCAACGCCTCGGGCGGGGACTTGCGGAATCGCAGGCGCGCCTCGTCGCGGCAGGCGCGGGCGGCTTCGCGTTGCGTGGGGGCCCGCCGCAGATGCAGGCCCTGGGCGCGGCGCCGTCGGGTGCCGGGATCCCCGATTACCTCACGCGCGGTGCCGAGATCAACCAACTCATCGCGGCGAGCGTGACCCCCGCCCAGCAGTTCGCCAGTCAGGTCGCCTTACTTCAGGAGGCGATTGTCGCGACGAAGGACCCGACGGGCGAACTCAGGGTCGCCCTCGAGGCGCTTCAGCGTTCGGCGCGGCAGGCGGGGCGGGCGGCGCAATTGGGCGCGGCACAGATGGTCACCGCCTTCTCGTCGCTCGTGGCGGGCATCGTGAGTGGTGGCGGTGGCCCCGGCGGCATCCTCCAGGGTTTGGGTGGCACGCTGGGTCTCATCGGTGGCATCAACCCCATCATTCCCGCCGCCCTCGGGGGCCTCGGCGCCATCTTCTCAGCCTTTGACTCGAACGAGGACCGGCGCCACCGGGAATTGGTGACCACCATCAACCAGAGCGCCGACCGCATCCGCGGAGAGCCGCAGACGATCACGCTCGTCCTGACCACACCGTCGGGCGAGGAGGTAGACCGGGTGCTGTACGAACTGGGGCGGCGGTCGCGGCGGGATGCCGTGGTCCGGCTGCCAACGGGCTGATATGGGCCAGACGGTCGTTCTCAGCGATAACCTCTACAACGTCCGAATCTACCCGCTTCATGTGGTGAGCGCGGAGGAGGAGCCGGCGGGGTTCGAGGCGTTCCGGGTGGCGAGCGGGCGACGCAGTGGCCTGTCCTATGCCACGGCGACCACGGCGAACTCGGACTGGTGGGTCCGCGTCGTGTGCGACCGGCTGCGGTCGGCCAATGTGCTGGTGCTCGACCGGGGGCACAATCTCGCCACCGAGGCCATCAAGCTCCAGTGGTCGCCGGACAACGTCGCTTGGTCCGACGTGGTGAACGTGACGGCGCTCCCATCGGCGCCGGGCGGGACGCTCGACGCCACCTACGGCACGGCCGGCGTCTGGGGCGTTGTCACCGAGGAGGGCGCCTGGGTGGTGCGGTTTCCCACGACGGCCTCGGTCTACTGGCGGTTCTTCTCGACGGCGATGGGCGCAAACCTCAAGCCCGTCGTGCCAGGGCTGTGGCTCGGGCTGGCGCTCCAGACGCAGGCCCTGACGCGGCCCGTCGCCCGCAACGCTCACCAACTCATCGGGGAGTCCCAGGAATCGGACCTCGGTTGGCAGGGGTTCGCCAAGCGAACGCCGCGGCGTGAGGGGACGCTACCGCTGCGGTTTCTCACGCTGGGCGAGGCGGAGTTGGCGCGGCTGCATCTCGAGGGCCAGTACGGGCGCGGGCGGCCGACGTGGATCATCCCCGACGACGCCAATGCGACCGACGCATTCTGCGCGGTGTGCCCGGCCGGTGGCATCGGCATCGTGCAAAGTCGGGAATGGTTCTATGGCAATATCGACCTGCCCTACAGCGAGCATGAGCCCGCGGAGGTTGCGTAGATGGCTGAAGTTCTGCCTAACGATATCCTGTTCCGCGCGGGTGGCGCGACGCTGGTCCGGTACGGTGTCCCGGGGTTGAAGCGCGCGACCCGCGGCTGGGAACTGGGCAAGGAGACGTTCACGCGGGCGGATGCGAGTACCTGCGCGACCAGCATCGACCGACTGGGGCAGCTTCGCACATGGGCCGCCAATCAACTGCGCCTAGAGTTTGTGGATCTGGACGGCGATGGGGTGCGCGAGACGCCGGGGTTTGTGCTGGAGGGGAGCCGGACGAATCTGTGCCTGCGGTCGCAGGACTTCGCGAACTGGAGCGTGATCGGGACGCCGACGATTGGGACGGCCATCACGGCGAGCGACCTGAGCCTTGACCTGTTGGGCGACGACGACGGGGCCGCGTTGGAATACTTCTACCGATCGGTCACGTTCACGGGTAATGCCGTCAAGGCGGTGTCGGTGTTCGCGAAAAAGGGCACGTCATCGAGCGACGAGTGGCATCTCCAGATATTCGATAACACGGCTGGCACGCAACGGCTGATTGCAAAGATCTCATGGGACGGCAGTGGTGTGCCCTCGGTCGTGATGACCGTCGGCTCGCAGATCGGCAGTCCGGCGTTGGTGGGTAATGGCATCTATCAATTCTCGTTTCAGACGACCAGCGTCACGGCTGCCAACTCTCACGAGGTGCGTGTCATTCCTGCGCGATTGGCCGATGCAGACGCCGACACTGGCAATGTCTACATCGGCGGCGTGCAGGTCGAGGACGCCGCCTTCCCCTCCTCCTACATCAAGACGACCACCGCTACCGTCACCCGCGCCGCGGACTCGCTGACCTTTCCCATCGGGTTCGGGCCGCAGGACCTGACGGTCTACGCGAAGATGGCGCGGCCGGTCTGGGCGGATGCGAGTGGGACTTTAGCGGCAGGCCCTAGCGTGTTCCTTCTCGGCGGCGATGACGACCTGTTCTCGTGCATTGAACTGGAAGGCGCTGCCGCTGGCCGCCAATGGGATACGGTGGTGTTTGACGCGGCGAGCGGATCGGGAACGCGCATTCTAACTGAGAACATCCCGGCAGGAGCAACCCTTAATACAATTGTCCAAGTGCGGAATCTGACCACCGCACCCGCTGTGGCGATTGATGCGGGCGCCGGCCTTACGGCCTTCGATACTGGCTCGGCCGCCTTCAGTTCATGGGACATCCAACAGATCCGACTCGGTCGGCGGCGGACCTTCGTGCCAGAGGAGCAACTGTTCGGAGTCCTCGTGGACCTGGTCGTCGCCAAAGGGTTGCATAGCCTCCAAGAGCTACAGGCCGTGCCGTGACAGAGATACGCGAGTGTCCCAGCTGTCGACAAATCAAGCGTGTCGAACGTGGCATCTGGACGTACACGAATCGCGATGGTTTCCGTAATCGGTGCCTTGACTGCCATCGACGGAGGGGCCGGGCCTGGAAGGCTGCTCATCGTGAGCGCGTGCGCCTATACAACGAGCGAACGGGTGCACGCAGGAAAGAAGACATGGCGAAGGTGCTTGAGTACCAACGTCGGTATCGAGAACGACACCCAGAAGTGGGGCGCGCAGCAGGAAAACGAAACCGTGAGCGGCGAAAGGCAAACGGCAAGGCGTTCGCCTATCACCTACAACGCCTGTATGGCATGTCCATTGTGGAATACGAACGAATGCATGTCGAGCAATGTGGAAGGTGTGCTATTTGTGGGCGCGAGCCCAATGCGCGTCGCCCCCGCCTCGTCGTAGACCATTGTCATCGCACTGGCCGGAACCGCGGCCTGTTGTGCGACAGATGCAACCGTGCAATTGGCCTGCTTGGTGAAACCGTAGAGACACTAGAAGCGGCGGTTGGCTATCTACGCAGGATTGGTTCCTGAATGCGCGGCGGCTTCACCCCCTCCCTCGAACAGCGCCTCCGCTGCGCCGACCCATCGGCCCGCGTGCTGGTCGAGGCCCAGGCGGAGGTCCGCGTCAAGCTCAAGCAGCTCCGCAGTGAGTTCGAAGCCGCGGACGGCATTACCCTGCGGGAAAATTCGGACTTCCCGTCCCAGAACGTGCTCGACGCCGTGGGGGAGACGACGGCGCTCACGCTAACCAGCGCCCCCGCAGGCAATGACCTCTACGTCGTCCACTACGCGGTCGAGATCGACCCCGTCATCCCCGGCGCTGGCGAGAACATCCACGAGTTGATTGTGTCATTGGAGTCATCGCCGGACGGGTCGGCCTGGACCGAGCGGGACCGGACCCTTTACCGGATCGTGCGCCCGGCTGGCGCTGCGGACACCAAGGTCGTGTGGCGTCATGAAGTCATGTTCTGCCGGGTCACGAGCCTCACGAGCACCGCCCAGCTCCGCCTCAAGGCGGTCTCGACGCCATCCTGGCCGGGTGGGTCGGCCTTTCGGGTCCATGGGTTCAACAAGGCCACCGATGCGGACCCGCGGACAGGCGCCGCCTCACCCTCGGTCCTGTACATCGCCCCGGCCGGCACCGCCAACGCCGCGCCCATCGCGGGCTGCACGTATCACACGGGCATCAAGGTGGACTTCCTCGACTACGGTGTGGAGCTCGCGGACTACGTCACGACGAAGATCAGCCACGGCTCAAGCGACGGGTTCATCACGGACCTGGACGGCCCGCCGTTCAGCCAGGCCGCCAGCCCGTTCCTCGTGGCGCGGATCGTGTGGGGCGGGACCGCCGACCCCACCGACATGCCCCTGGACCGCATCACGGCGTTCCTGCACCCACAAGAGACGGGATCGAAGAACGTGGCGCGGTGGTGGTGCGAGCCCTACGCGATCAAAGCAGTGGGGCAGAAACGCGGGACCAGGGCGCACATCGAAGTGGAATCGTTGGCGAACCCGGTCAGCGTGGAAGCGGGCGCGGGCACATCGGCGGCTGACGTGGTCTTCCGGTGGGATGATTACATCAAGGGCAAGCAGGTGTATGCCAACCGGCCGCGGCCTAAGATGATCGCGCCGGGCATCATCCCGGAGGAGGGCTCCGGCCAGGGCGCCGAATTGAGTATGGCGGAAATCCAGTCGGTGCCGACCACGCTGGTCTTCATCTGGGGCACCAAGGACGACGGCTCCCCCGCCACCAACATCGGCTGGGGCCGGGACTCCGGGACCACGCAGGTCACGTCATCCGGGCGGCAGTTGCGGACGGTCGAGGTCACCCGCACGGCGGCCGGTGAATACGAGATGGAAGGCCCCGACGTGCTGGGGGCGAGCGCCCGCGCTGTCGCGCGCGTGAAGATCGAGACGGGCAGCTACAGCGATGCGACCATCACGTTCTCGGGCGCGGGCAACAAGATCGACCTCGGGGCGACCCCGACCGGGACAGTCGAGTTTGTGGGATCCGCTGAAGTGCCGAGCGGCGCGGCGGCGACCTTCCAAGTGCTGAAGGACGGCGGCTCGGCGGGGACGGACGCCGATTGGCGGACCTACACGGACGGCCAGATCGTGGGCGAAATCGCGGACGTGACGGCCCGGCAGACCTACGAGGTCCGCTGCAAGATGCAGACGAACAGTGGCGGCGACCTGACACCGCGACTGTTGCAGATCGGCGTCCGCGAACTCACCCGCAAACCGCTGTGGCACTTGGCGAGCGTCCAATCCGTTCGCTGGGCGGTGGACCCCCTAACCGGTATTGCAGAAATACCGGAATGCCGCATCGTCGCCATCAAGGACGGCGAGCGGGATTTCCGCGACGTGGTGACCGAGTTGTTCAGTGACAACGACCTCGGCGCCATCGCGCTGCGCCTGTTCGTCGGGGACCCGAATAGGCCCCGCTCGGAATGGCTGCACCTGGACGACTTCCTGCTGGACGACACCGACCCCGGCGCCGCCTCGCTCGAGGTGACGGGCGTGTCGCCGTTGGCGTTGCTGCGCGGCGTCATCCCCAAGTGGGATGCCACCAACCAGGACCGCGAGCAGGCCCGCTACGCCAATGTGACGCCGCGCGAGGCGGTGGCGGACATCCTCGGCAACCACGTCGCCCTGCCCAGCCGCTACAGAGGGCCATCCCTGCCGATCGCCGGGACGTTTGTGAGCAAGACGCTGCACGAGGCCGACGCCAAGCGGGAACTCGACGCCCTGCACTGGCTGGCGGGTCATTGGCTCATCTCGAGCCAGGGCCGGATCAAGGCGGTGCCGGGCTACCAAGGGGGCGGCGCCATCCGCCACTGGCCGGGCGGCGAGCTGCGGATGCTGGCGACCCCGGCGGGCTACCGCCAACGGGTCCCGGAGTTCTTCTTCCGCTACCACTGGTCGGATGAGGACGAGGTGTTCGCGGGCGAGATCCGCGCGGTCCATGCCCAGGGCCTCACGCGCCTCGGGGTCGCCCGCATTGATCCGCCGTCGCGTCCGCCCGAGGAGGTCGAGCGGTGGGTGGTGACGGAACAGCACGCCGAGGAGTTGGCGACGCGCCAGGTCGTGCAGTTCGGCCTTGGCATGCCCGTGTGGCGGCTGCGGACGACCTACGCCTATCCCGAACTGGAACCCGGGGACCGGGTGACGTTCCCGGTGGATCAGTTCGTCGCGCGGGACCCGGCCGCGAGTCGCGCCCTGCGGGGCGCGCTGTCCGTGACGGCGACAATCGTCGCGGTCGAGGACGCCATCGGAAAGACGTTTCGGGTCTGGGTCCTGTCCTACGGGGACCTGGTGCCGGTGAAGGCGCCGGGCCGCCGCCGCGCCGATTGGGCCAACCGCTCGGTCGTGACGGCGCAGTTCGCCCGGCGGGATGGCGTGCTGGCATCGGCTGAGGCGATCCTATCGGCCCCCATCGCCACCGCCAGCATCTACTGGGTCTACCAGGCGGCGACGGCCGCGGTGCCGGTGCCGTCCACGACCTCGCCGTGGACGCTGTACGCTGGCGCGCTCAATCTCGCGCGGGACACCGTGTCCGAGAAGGTGCTGATCGCCTTCTTCGATGACCGCGGGGTGTTCAGCGTGCCGCAGACATGGAAGATCGAGGCGGCGACCGAGGTCACCGTGTCGCAGCTGCTCGCGACGCAGACGGGGTCCAGTCCTAACATCCATGTGTTCTGGACCGTGACGCCCCATGTGGACGCCCGGTATCACAAATTCTACATCCGCAAGAACAATTGGCCGACCCAGGACACGACGCAGGGCGGCACCCTGGACGAAACCTACATGCGATTCCTGAGTCACCGGACGGCCGAGGGCGGGGCGATTACGTCGGGTGCGTTTGTGGTCGGGGGACTCACCAAAGAAGTGGCCTCGGACCTCTACTCGACCGTCGGCCCCGACATCTCGTATTGCATCGCGGTGCCAATCGACGTCAACGGCAACGCGGGGACGCGGAAAGAGGCGAGTTACACGGTCGTCGGGTCGCCGGGTCAGGTCACGATGAACGCGCCGTCGCTGGACACGGCGGGGTCATCGTGCAGCGCATTGCGGAAGTATGACTTCTCGTGGACGCCGACGGGCATCGACGATACCTGGGAGCTGCGGCTCTACGCCGTCATCAACGGGCGCCGGGACCTGATTCACACCGAAGGCTCGCCCAACACGACGACCTCGCTCAATGCCATCGAGGTCCTGGCCTACACCGATTCCATCCTCGGGGACGTGGACATCGACTTCGAGTTCGAGTTGTACAACAGCACGCCGACCCTCAAACAATCCGGCAACTTCGGCGGGGACGGCTTCAAGGGCGCTCGCTGCGCCGTCTAACCAGGGAGCGTTCCATATGGAGGCCAATCTCATCGGGTTGATCGGGACCCTTCTCGGAGCGGGACTCGGCTCATGGTTCGGGATTCGCGGGGCGCTGAACGGCATCAAGGACACCACACGGCAGACGTTGCGCGAGGTGCAGGAGCATCGCCGGGACAGTGTCCGCTATGTCGCGGAGATCCGCCGGGACGTGGAGCGCACCCGTGACGGCGGCTGACGTGCGGGGCGTCGTCTCCCGCAGCTTCGCCGCGGTGGGCCGACTCCCCGACCGATTCCTCGACCGCATCGCCCGGCTGCCCTCGACCAACTTCCGGGTGTTCATTACGCTGGGCTGCGTCGTCTGGACGACCGCCCGCTACCTCACCAACGACCTCGGCTGGGAGCCGAGCCTGGAGTGGCTGGGGTTCCTTGCCACGATGTCCGGGCTCGACCTCGCCACCTTTACCGTGAAACGCCGGACCCAGAACGGCCACGGCGCGCCGCCCCCACCTGAACCGGGCAGTTAACCCGTCCCAACGGTTGCATTTGGTGCAGTTGGTGCAATAGGTTAGGGCATGGCGTCGGACGCCTTTGCCCGCGCCCTGGCCTTCGTGCTGGGATTTGAGGGCGGCTACGCAGACCACCCCGCCGACCGGGGCGGTCCCACCATGCGCGGCATCACCCAGAAACGCTACGATGCCTACCGCCACGCCCT